TTGTTCTACCGGAGCGCAGCACGCTTGCCGAGCGTAAAGATATCTTAGCTTTTGCTAAGAATTTGCTCGGCCAGTCTGTTATGACTTCGGCAGTTCATGATCTTGAATCTGTCTATTAACTAGTAGACAGGAGCACGCCATGATAACTGAGTTATTACGGAAGAAGGACCATAGCAAACCGCTAGGTCCAACTCTGGATAAACTACCTTTGAAGGTGACATACAATGCTATCCATTCTTTTCTCGAAGCTCTTGATTGTCCTCGCAGCCTTGCCATTTCTATTGTGTTATCTAGCATTACTGCTGGTAACACTGTTGATAGTGGTGAGCTGGAAAATTTGACTGATGTCGATCCATTATGGTTTCGATATGCAGAAGATTTTCGTGAGGCATACGTAGCTGCACAATTCTTATCAAAAAACCGGTTCATTCCGAGTCATAATGATAGAAAGGCTCTTGCGTTTGAAAAATTCGAACGCTTTGAAGCTCAATGTGCTGACACTAATTCACGGTTAACTTCGTATTTTACGAGTGCGCATAAAAACGCTACTCTCGTTGCGCTCCATCACGGAACGTTTCGGAAAATATGTAAGATACTTGGTAAGCCTATTAGTGCTGAAGAGTTTTTCGAATGGGGCGATTGGGGTCCAGGTGTGACTCAGGCTTTAAAAAGCAATGTTGCATCAAAACCAATAAAATATCGGTCTGAAACCGGTATATCCAGAGACCTTCTTGAGTTCCTGAAACCATTGTTTCCAAAAGCGTATCCCCTATGGGCAGATTACGCCTCTTTGACAGAAACAGCGGTGATTCAGAATTTATCGAAGGTGATCACAGTACCGAAATCTTCGAAGATTGACCGGGTGATTTCAGTTGAACCAGGATTTAACCTGTTTTTTCAGAAATCTCTCGGAAAATACATTAGAAATCGGTTAGGTAGGTGCGGAGTAGACCTCAATTCTCAGGATAGGAATCAGGAGTTAGCGAAACAAGGAAGCATATCGGGACATCTGGCTACGGTAGACTTTTCGTCTGCTAGTGACAGTATCTCTGAAAAGCTAGTTGAATCGCTTATTCCGAATCACCTATTCAGGTTACTTGAGGTAACGCGCACTAAATATCGCGTCAAAGATGGAAAGGCTGTTCGATGGGCGAAATATTCATCCATGGGTAACGGCTTTACGTTCGAATTAGAAAGTCTGATCTACTTCGCTGCGGCTTGTTCAGTATGCGAGCATCTGAACTTGAGCCAGCAAGATGTGTCAGTTTTCGGAGACGACGTTATTATTCCAACTGAGGCTTATTCTCTCTTCTGCGAATTTGCTGCATTCCTTGGATTTACGGTCAATCGGTCGAAATCTTTTTCGACTGGTTGGTTCCGTGAATCCTGTGGATCACATTTTTTCGGAGGTCTTAACTGTAAACCAATCTTTCTCAAGGAGAAGCTACATGGACTCAACGAAGTTGTCAAATTGGCTAACAACGTTAGGAGGCTGGCTCATCGTTACAACAACCTTTTTGGTTGTGATGGCCGTTTCCTACGCTGTTGGCGTCGCCTACTTCGGATTTACCCTTCAAACCTGCGTTTGAAGATTTCCGAAGGTTTCGGCGATGGTGGATTCATCAGTAATCTAGATGAAGCCACCCCTCCTCGTCACCGGTGTTTTGATGCTTGGGTTACCAAGCATCGGACGCAGGTGGCGATGGAGTTTTATGACAGTTCAGTTGGGACGCTTCTAGCACGCTTACGCGATGTTAGAGGTAGTGCGGGTATGAGGGAATTCCTCAGCCGTAATTGGTCACCAGGATTAAGTTATAGCAATAGCTATAATTTGAGAGAGCGATATCGACAAAAAATCTCGCGATTGATTGTCGCCGATTGGTATG